GCGATTGTCTACGGCTCCACTTGGACGAATCTAATCTCAAACATCGAGAAGGATATGAAGTCGAACGGGCAGGCTATCCCCGCTGATCTAGAGTATCAGGTGGAGCAACAAATCTGCGCCCGCCAACCTGCCGACCGATGCTGGCCCCAATCCGGCGATGTTGTTGCAAATGTTATACACGGAGTAGCCCGCGTCATAGATTCTGTAACAGGAACGAAGCTGGAGAAAAAAGCGAAGGGCTGTCTATCGTGCGGTCGCAGAAGGGAAAAACTGAATAAAATCTTGTAAATTAACTATCGTCAACGATAATAACCAACTATGCCACTCTCAATCGGCCCCGATAACTTTTCCCTGCTGACCTTAGACGAGGACGGCAATCCTCCAAGGACACGAATCTCATCTAGCAACCACGCTTGGTCAATTGCTGACAACCTTGCTAGGAACAATGTTGGGCGCGAGAACAAGCGTTTAAGGTTATACAAAAACTACAAAAGATTCCCGCCAACTGACTATAGTAAGCTGGCGCAGAAGACTTTGCCATTTTCCGCGAACGTAAACTGGGGGCAGATGGAGTTTATCGTAAACAACCAGAAATCCAGCTTCTATGATATCCTGACCGAGCGCCAAGCGTGCGCTACAATCACAACCAAATATGGAAACCAAAAAGAAAGGCTCGTCCACTCGGAGAACATTACGCACGCATTCGACCAAGCATTGCGAGAGTGGCCGGGGTATCTATATAACAAGGAGCAAGACCTTGAAGAAATGCTCCTGTATGGAAAAGGCATCGGCATGTGGGAATCGCCAGTCGGCTGGATGCCAAAACACGTGTTCCTTTCTGACGTTCTTTTCCCGGACGATATCAAAATTGATTTCAGCAATCTTGAAGAGTTCGTTGTTCGCCGCCGACCCACCCCCTACGAACTTTACAAAATCGTTGAAAAGGGGCAGGCCGCGAAAGACATGGGATGGAATATCGACGCGGTAATTGACGCGATCCGATTCCACCGAGCCTTTTCAGAGCATAACCGCACCCGCGAAGACTTCTTCCGCATGATCTCGGAAGGCAGCTTCAACTGGTCATTGTCCGTGAACCAGAAGATTGATCTCTACGAAATCTACTGGAGGGAGTTTGACGGCAAGATTTCCAAGGGGGTTATCCTTCAGGACTACTACCCGATGTCCGAATACATCAACAAGAACATGCGCCCCGGCGACAAGATCAGTGAAGATGTCGTGCGCGAGCAGCACGGGTTCTTGTGCCTCAAGGTGGGGATGTATGATAGCTGGGATCAGATTCTATACATGCTGACCGACTCGGTTGGATCGGGAATGTTCCACGACATCAAGAGTCTGGCAGAGAGCGCATTCGTCGCCTGCCGCCAGTATGACTTCACCATGAACAGCATCGTGGATGCCGTTCGCCTCAACTCCATGCTCCTCTTGGAAGGCCAGTCCCCCGATGCTACCAAGATGCTCAAGCAGATGGAATGGCTCCCCATGTCCATCATGCCAGACGGAGCGAAGTTCGCGCAGAACCGCATCCAACTTCCGGTGCAGGAGAGCATGCAGTTCATGCAATTCTACATGGGCGATCTTTATCGTGGAATGGGGCAGTATCGCATCAACGCTCCCAACGCTGGAGGAAAGCAACGCACCAAAGGCGAAGCAGAACTCGACGCCGCCGAATCAGCCAAGCTTTCTGGCACACAAATCCGCCGATTCAACGAGTGCGAAACGCTATACTTTAGAGAGCTTTACCGACGCTTTGTATCTTCGACTCGGGACGATGATGGCTGGGAATATGTCCAAAAGTTCTGGGACTTGCTGGAAGAACTTGGAACACCAAAGGAAGCCGCCAAGTGGAAGAACATCACCAGCGTCCGCTCCAACCTGATCAACGGCGCAGGAAGCCCAAGCTACAAACTTATCGTTGCCGATAAACTGCTGGGCTACACCTCCATCACCCCTGCCAACGAGGGGCAGGAGAACGCAGTTAAAGACGCAATCGCCGCGCTAGCTGGCAGGGATAACGTCACGCGCTATAGAAATACCAAGTCTGCCAAAATTGATGATACGACTCGCATCATTGGATTTGAGAATGCAGGCATGACGGATGTATTCGTAAACCCAAAGAACTTCCCCGTTTTGCCGACCGATCCCCACGTCGAACACGCCGAAGGTCACTTTGCCGATCTCATATTGCAGATTCAAACTAATATGCAGGCAGTTCAGCAGGGGATGGGAGATGTCAACGAACTCGCCAAGGCAGTCCGCTCGATCCAATTCAAGGGCGGTCACATTATGGCGCATGTGCAGTTCATCGCAAAAGATCAAAGCAAAAAAGATTTCCTCAAGAAATTCATGCAAGGTATGCAGCAGGCAGGCAAGATGGGCGACGAACTCAATGCAGTCTACCAAGAAATGGCCCAAGCCGAAGCGCAGAGCCAAGGCAAGGGGATGTCCGAAGAAGACCTCAAGCTCCAATACCTCGCCGCCAAGTCCGGCATCGAGATCGACACCAAGCAGAAGCTCGCAGACATCTCGGTCGGCAAAGCCGCTATCAGCCACGCCCAGCGCACAGAACAGCGCAAGCAGCAAGGCATCACCCAACTCGCGCTCCAGAAAGCCAAAGCCCGCGCCGAAATCCAGAAGCAGATGGCAAAAGCCAAACCCATGCAAGAGATGGAAGACATGGAAGACGAAGAGGACATGGAAGACGAGATGGAGAACGAAGTGGAAGAGCCAGAGGAGATGGAAATGGAAGAAGTGGAAGTCGAAGAGCAACCAGTTCAACGCCCCCCGGCGCAACCAACTGAATGAACGAAGACCCAATAAAGCCCTTGTGCGCGGCTATAGTAGCGCACGAACAATGGAACGCATTGCAGGCATACTTGTTAATGCGAACCGCGCCAAGTAGTGGAATTGATACTCTCCGAAATGCAATCGCCCTAGTAGAATTCTTGGGTGAAAATGCACAAGGAGCATTCAAGAAACCCGCCAAAAGCAAAACCAAACCAACGATAGAAACAACCATCGACCCAGACCTAGCCGAATATGAGTGATACCAACGACAACCAAGAGATCATCAGCGACATCAAAAAGAAAGCGGAGATCCCAATCAAGGGGAACGCCGCCGATCTGATTGCCAAGTTCACCAAGAAACAAACGGACGCAGGGCTTCCAAGCGGAGCCAATGTGAATGATCCCATGCTCGGGCGGGTTCAAGAAGAACAAGAGGAGATTATCGTTGACGATAACGAGGAGCCAAAGACTCTTATCCAGCCAGAAAAGAAAAAGCCCGGCTTCGTGCAGAAACAGATCGAGGAGAACCGCCGCCTCAAAGAAGAGTTGGAGAAGTTTAAGAACGACGAGGTTCCAAAATACACCAGCAAGATTGCGGAGTTGGAGGCGTTGGTTAAAGGGAGCCAAACCACAGCAGAGGCAAACCACTATCAGGATCAGCTTAATAAAGCAAACGAGCAAAAGGCTGAATTGGAGTCTCAGCTATCAAAGGAAATCCAAGACCTTCGCAGCAAGCTGGACTTCTACGATCTGACCAGCAATAAAGAATTCCAAGAGCAATACATGAAGCCAATCCAGCATAACTATGGAGAGGCGAAGAAGCTGATCGGGACAGACCAACAGTTGGGCACATTGTTCAGTAAAGCTATCACAGCAAACGCCGCCCAGTTCCAGCACGCCAACGAAGAGGATCGCCAGATCGCCATCCGCGAGAGGGACGAAGCATTAGAAGAAATTGTAAATTCGCTTCCGCTCGTGAAGCAGAGCAGGTTCTTGAACTACATCGACCAGTTCATGCAGGCCACAGAGAAACACGCGCAAGCTCTCTACGAGTTTGAGAATACCAAGCAAGCGATCACCCGCACGGCCAAGCAGAAAGAATTGCAAGCCCGCACCCAATTCATCAATACATGGCGGGACAGCTACAAAGCCCAGCAAGAAGCGGTAGAAAAAGATATACCGCTTTCTGACGAAATCGTGAGCTACATGAAGGACAAAGGCATCAAGTTCGACACATCGAAGGACGATGCCATTGCCCTCGCCGCCACCCAACAGAGCGACGAGCCTGCCACGGTGGATGACATGAACCGCCTGATCAACCAAGGACGGGTCTACAAGAAGCTCCAAGCTCTAGTCAAGGCCCAGCAAGAGATGATCAAGGAGAAGGACGAGTATATCAGCAAGCTCAAGGGAAGCTCTAGTGTGAATAGCACATCGACCACTACAGATGCGCCGACACGCAAGCTGACATTGCCTGAAGGTTTGGCGGCGAAATTGGCCCGATTCACTCCGCAAGGCCGGACAACTGTAGCCGCATAACGCCTATATCCAAAACTGCTGGAAGGGGAGAAGAGAAAAAAATCTTCTCCCCTTTTCATTTTTTTATTTGACACCGCAATAGACTGGTGTAAAAGGGTAGTTACAGAGTATGCCGAAAGCGTGAGCAATTAGGGGGATCAGTCCGCTCTGGCTGGCGAGTCACCGATCTCGCAAACAAACGGTAACCGGACTGGTCCGCAAGGACACCGAGGGTAGACTCCGGCTCGAAAAACCAAGCACTCGCTTTGGGATTTCGATCCGTTGAGCAAGTGTAAACTAAACCAAACCAACAAACCAAAACTAATAAAATGTCAGACCAACTCTATTTCAATAGCTGTGGCGAACTTGACTCCTTTTTCCGTGAAGGCCGTGAGTATTTCAACGACCTGTATGTGAAGAAGTTGGTCACGAACTCCACATACTTCACCCGCTTCGAGGAGCAGCCTTGGCCCCTCAATCACACCACCGAGCAGAAAGCCTTCCGCTTTGGTCGTGGGTTCTACGATCCCTGCACCCCTTTCCGCAAGATCAACGACACCTACTGCAACACCGACTCCTGTGACTCCTCTCCTGAAGTCATCCAGCGCCCCGGAACCGAAAGCTACACTTTCGAGCTTCTCCGCAAAGAGATGACCACCGACTGGATTTGCGTCGAGTCTCTTCTGTATCGCCTCTTCCCCGCTGAAGAAATCCTTCAGTTTGAGGAGAGCAACGCCCGTATCACCAAGAATGTGCACGAAGAGTTCCTCCGTGCTAACTACATTGGTCAGGCTGGACACAAGTGGACTGGCATCACTACCGATGACGGCACCTACTGTGGTCTTCTTGACGATGCCTCTTGGTTCGTCCCGCAGCACAATGAAGGTAACAATGCTGGTTACAACCTCTGCGAAGTCCGCGTTAAACTCGCCCCCGCAGACCTGAACAAGATCGCCTACCTCTCGCTTGACATGCTTGACGATGCGCTTATCGACCTCCAAAACGAGGACGATGCGTTCCGTCTCGACATTGCCGAGCAGACTGGCATGCAGCTTCTCGACATCGTTATCCCCGATCCTCGTGTTGGTCGTGCGCTTTACTTCCAAGCCAAGCGCAACAACGGCTACTGGGATGCCAACACCGACTTCGACGCCCGCCTCTCCAGCCTCAAGCTGGGTGTCAACCGCGTCATCGGTGACTACGCCTTCGGGTATGACATCAACGCCGCCCGCTTCAACAAGGCTCCCGATCAACCCGCTGGCCCCTTCAGCGCGGGCGATCCGACCACTTGGGCGAAACTCATCCGCGTTCCTCGCTACGTCAAAATCGTGCAGGAGAACGGTTGCAGCTACATCCCGAACAAGGACTACCAAAACGCAGACTTCGCGATCTCGGTTGCGATGGTCAACAAAGCAATGGTCAAGTGGACGATGCCCTCGGCTACTGGCTATGGCACAGCCCAACAGATGACCCAGAACTACGCTGGTGACTGGGAATGGAAGAACCCCGATTGGGAGTGCAACCGCTGGCGCAAAATGGGCTTCTATCAAGGCCAATTCCGCCTCGCGGCTCAGGTCAAAGACCCGACACTCATCCATGTCTTCCTGCATCGCTTGCCGAAGACCAAGAACCTCTACGGTTCCTGCTGCGCCCTCAACGACTACAACCCTACATCGGAGTCGCTCGACTGCTACTCCTGCGAAGGTGTTGGTGACATCGTTGTCCCTAGCTAACCCTAATAGGGAGGGGGGTCAAACGGCCCTCCTCCCGCAACCCAACAACAACAAAACCAATTAAATAATATGTCAAATCGCAGACCTCTCGCTTATGATCGAGTCAACTTGTTTGGCCCGACCCCAGTCAATCTCCTTGATTCAGGGAATGCCGATCTCGTTGTTCTCAATGATCCCGAGACGAAATTCTTCCCTGTCAGCATCGTGCTTGAAACCGCCTACGCCCGTGGAACCACCGCCACCGATCCAGTCGTGATCGTTGATGATGGAACTACTGGTGAAAACATCACCGCATCGCTCACCATCACCGATGCTCTCGACAACCAAGGTCGCTACAATCCGCTCGCCCTTGCCACCAACCCGTTCGTGGTTACTGGCTCCGGCAAACTCCGCTTGCTCAAGACCACGGTTGGTGCTGGTCAAGCCACGGCCTCCCGCTCACGCACGAATGGTATTGCCACAATCAACACCGCCGCCGCGCACGGGTTCACCACTGGAGACACGATCACGATTGCCAGCATGACTGACACATCCTTCAACGATGTGGACGCTGTTGTCACCGTGGTTGACTCGGACACCTTCACCTATGTGAATGCTGGCCCTGATGTCGCCAATGGAGCCGATACCGCTGGTCGCGTTGGTGCGCTGTATGTCAACGCGTATGTCGTTGGCATCTACTATTAATCCAATCGGGCGGGAGGCACAAAATCTCCCGCCCAAACCAGAACAAATCTATGGCTTGCTTCACAGACGCCCCTTACGCCAACTGGAGTTATCAACTTCTTCTAACATTGAGCAATTCTATAGCTCCACTTGATCCTCCTCTTGTATCAATTGGATGCTATTCTCAAATGAACCAATCAGAACAACTATATCAATTTTATAGAGTTCTTTCATTGATTTCAAACGATACAGATTTTTTATATCAAAACTGTTTTGTCCAATTGACGGACGCACAGCAATGGGACGCACTCAACGATGCGGTTGCCGCCGTGTTTGCGCCGCCTCCAATCACATAATTATCGGTAACGATAACGAGTAGCAGAAGTTCGATCCTTCACTACTCAAACCAATTTTAATGTATGGCAGATATATCCAGAGATTGCTTTACAGACTTAACGCCCGACAATCAACTCTATGAAATCCTACAGGCATTAGTTTCTTCATCTGCTGGGATTGCATCCATTAATGGGGATACAACTGCCGCGCAGCTTATTGCAGGCTCTGCGCCATTATCCGTAGCTACCGCCGCAGGCACAACTACGATTAGCAGCACCCAAGCAGGTGCGGCTACTGCTGGATACCTTTCATCTACTGACTGGAACACTTTTAATGACAAAACATATTGTCTAACATTAGGTCATTCGTCTACAACTCTTGCTGCTGGCGGAACCAATGCTTACTTCTCAAATATATTTGACCTTGCGCCTGTAGGAACTTACGACAGGCGGCAATTCAATGTCCATCGCAATGGAGTTATTGTCGCTGCAAGCCTTTCGTTCTACAATGGAGGCGGAACAACACCAACAGGGCATAGTGGCGCAACAATGTCGTTATGGAATGTAACAACGAATGCAAGCGTTGCAACATTGGTAAGCTACAATGTGGACGGAGTGGCAACACTTAACTCAAGCACCTATCTAGCCACAGGATTAAATATACCAATTGTCGCTGGAACATTATACAACATCTATCTGCAAGCTGGAACATTCACGGCGAATCCAACAAGTGTGCGGCAAACAATCAATCTGTTCATACGATGAAACCTGTTATCGACACCTACACTTTCTTTAATCCAGTAACTGACAAAGACCAGACGCAAAACCGGATTACGATCTACAACGCATCTGGAGAAATTGAGTATCAAAACGACTATATGGGTTCAACAGCCGAAGAGTGGTTGCAACTCAACGGATTTGGCGGGACGCAACTGACAACGCTATTGAGCCTTCAAATTGCTTTGGGCAATGCTGGGAAAACAAGTGCCAAGCTCAATGCAGTTCACGCTTGGACAAATCAGATTCTTTCTAGCTTCATTACAAATCCAGAGATAAGGATTGATTGGCCCGAATGCCCGTTTGAGTTTTACGATACCACAAAAGAAGCATTTGAACTTCTAAACCAATAAAATGATAACGCGAGAATGCTTCGTTAATCTTACTGAAGACAACCAACTTTATGAGATCGCTAAAGCATCGTATGAGCGGGTTGGTGAAGAATTCACAAAAAGCCGAGACTGTTTTACAGACCAAACAATAGACAATCAATTGTATGACATAATTGATTTTTGCGGCGATTCTGATGCGCGAACTTATATTGCAAAGGTTGAGAGTGAAGATGGAGAGCCTCTAGAGGAACCTGTTAAAAGAGCATATTGCAATTTATTTAGATCGCTTAAGAGGGAAGGTATTTGGGACGCAATTCAAGGTTTATGCGCGATGTGTGGAGCAAGGACAATAGATGGTTGTCTTATTCCAATAAAAGGGAACGACCCAATAGTTAATGTAAGCCCATTTCCAACAGCAGACTACAATAGGAAAACCGGCTTATTGTCGGATGGAACACGCTATTTAGATACCGACAATCAAATTAAAGATCATTTATCTATATATTTAAGCTCCTTTACTAGACCAACTGGAGACATTGATGATAAAACATATATAGGAGCCAAACCATTAACAGGCTCACCTAGTGAAATCTCAAGGAGAGTTGATGATACAGAGCTTACTATAAGAGGAATCGATTACTTTAGCCCTGTATCATCCGCCGCCGAATTAGGATTTCTTGGGGTTACACGCATAGGATCAAGCACTATCATTGTAAGAATAAATGGAAATTCAATTCTTGAATCTGGGCCATCCGCACCAAGCCCAGCAATAAATGTTTTTGTTTTTGCAAAAAACTCCACTCCATTTCAAGCAAGTTCAATTGCCAATGCAAGGATCGCTTTTTATTCTAATGGCTTTGCGCTAACACAACAGCAAATTGAAAGCCTCGACTCAATCGTGAGTAATTTTATTTCTGAAATCAACCTAGCAATACCATGAGTCTCGCTTGCACATCAGATAAGAACTGGGACGCTCTGAACTACGAGCGGTATCTGAACATCACTATAATTATCGGTAACGATAAATCACAACCGCAGTCGATCACATGACTCAAACCGAATCATAAATTATGGCACTAACCGAAAACTGCTTTAAGGAAAGCACACCTGATGTGCAGAACTGGGAAATCATTCAGCAACAGGTGGCAATCACTGATGCGATTCAAGCACTGCAAGGATTCCAGATTCCCGAATACGACGAGATCGACATCACCTACTACGGCACTACAAACAACATTGCCACGGTAGTCTACTCAAATGGAGGAAACCCCGTTGCCACACTCACGCTGACTTACGCTGTTCAGCCCCCAACAACAAACGACGAACGACTCGTCAATGTAACTATTTCCTAATATGGGACTCACATTCAATCCGTTCACAGGCAAACTGGACTATATCGGATCGGGCGGTGGTGGCGGATCGCCAACTGGGCCTGCTGGTGGTGATCTTTCTGGGACATACCCAAACCCGACAGTTGATGGTTTACAGGGTAGGCCAGTAAGCAACGCAATTCCGGTCAATGGTCAGGTTCTTCAGTATGATGGGGCAAATTGGGTTCCCGGCACTATTCCTTCTGGCGGTTCTGGTGGTGGTGGTGTAATTTATTATCTCAATTTCAACACGGCAGCAGATGCTCCAGTAACAAACATCCCGCAGACTCCGAACGCCACAAAGGAACTCGGAATCGTTGGGGACACAGTTGCTACTAGCTACCTCTCTCCAATCCTTTCTACAGCGAGCTATGACTTCCTCGCCTCGTTTGTAACCGATCTGAATGTCCCTTCAGCCACGGCGATTCCCGCTGGAATTTGGGACTTCAATACCTTCGTAGAAAGCACAACAACAAATTCTGCAAATGAAGTCTATTTCAAGATTGAGATTCTGAAATACGATGGCGTCAATGCGCCCACACTTCTCGCTACATCCAACGACACATACATCTACGATCCTACGGAGATCACCCAATATGTGACATCTATCGTGATGCCGCAGACTACGATTCTTTCTACAGATCGAATCGTTGTCTATCTCTATGGACGGGCGCAGCAGAATAACAGGCGCCTCACATTCCACTTTGGAGGTCAATACCCATCGCACACTCACAGCACTATGCCATCCGTTACAGGAACTGGTGTTGCAAAAGTAGTTAATGGAGTATTCCAATCTCCTGCAAGCACAATTGTAAACTCTGATGTTTCAGCTTCTGCTGCAATTGATCAAGGTAAAATATCCAATCTTACCACAGACCTTTCTGGAAAAGTAGCAAAGACTGGAGACACGATGACTGGAAAGTTGAATCTGCCAGCATCAACGACTGCAAACAGTAGCTTAAATATCCAATACGGAGTTAGTCCTACCTCTCCTAATCTGGGAGATATTTGGGCAACATCTGCTGGCATTAGAATGCGTAGAGGAACGATCGGATCGCCAGAAACAGTAGATTTTGCAACTCTTGGTGAGAATACATTTACTAAAATTCAAACAATATCCGCTAGCGCAACCGGTAGTCAAGTATTGAGTGTAACAAATCAATCAACAAATTCTACTCCAAACATTGCAGCAACTTTTTCAGCAAGCGGAACTGATGAAGTAGTAAGGATAACACAAAGCGGAAGCGGTGGTGGTCTAAAGATTGTAAATGCAACCGGAACAGGTGAGTGCTTACGCATTGAAGACGAGTCCCCCGAAACGACTCCATTTGTAGTTTCTGCAACAGGAAAAGTTGGAATTGGAACAAGTCCAGATACTACAGTTGGACTAAAATTAGATTCTACTGGAGTTAAATTTAACGATAACACAGTTCAGACAACTGCCCCAGTAGCTCAAGTGCAGACAGACTGGAACGCGACAACAGGGATAGCATCAATTCTTAACAAGCCAAGCAAATGGACTATTCCACTCATGGCAAATATGCCATATATCTTGAATGGCACTGCGGAGGCGGATATTACATATATTTGTATTCCAATGAGTCTACTTACGGATAGCGGAGTTCCTATTCCAATAAGTTTGACCATGTCTATTACGCAAGAATACGGCGGCACAACAAATTACAAATTTTTTATCGCTGCAAACAACGGAAATAACACAGGAAACTATCCATCATCAGGGTATCTTACAACTACACTCACTCCTTTGCCCGGAGTTGGAGGAACCAATGTCGAAATGATTAGCACCGCAGGAATTAATTTTACTACAACTGGTTCTCATATAAACATTGGAGTAAAAGCCCAAAGGGGGTCTGGGCAGACCAAAATAACTTCGATTCTTCTTCACATAGCAAGACAATAATTATGGACATAGAACTATCAAACGCCTTTGGTTGGCTTGCATCTAACTATGAGCGGTGGGAACAAAATGAATCTGATACTGCCATAGTTTTGCGGTCATTTTTTACAAGACAAGACCCGCAACCAGACGAGCAAAACGCGTGGGCGAGTTCCAATCGAGAGGAACTACTAAATCTTTACGCTGAATCAAGTGTATCACTCATTGTATGAACGACCATCCTACATTTACAGGAATCATGGGAACAACTACATCACTTACTGGCGTGTTGATCTCTCTCGTTCCGCACCTTGAAACAGGATTAAGAATCTCAGGCGCATTCGTCGGCCTCATCGCAGGTGTCTTGACATGCGTCTATATGTGGAAGAAGATAACAAGACTATGAAGATTGTAGATATCATCCTCAAACGCCTGAAGGAGAAATCCACTTGGGCTGGAATCGGAACCATCACCGCGCTTGTCGGACTGAAGCTCGACCCAGAGCAATTCGGCGCGATCAGCACGGCAGTCATCGGACTCATTGGCGCATACGAAGTATTCCGCCGCGAAAAGAAATGAACGACCGCTCGCTAATAGCCCTTGCTGCACTATGCATGTTGGTAATCTTATTGCTGACTGGGTGCGAAACCTTACGAGTCGGATTCACGACCGACTACGGGACGTTCAGTTACGAGCTTCCGATAAGGACGCTGAACGACAAGTGAAGCCCAAGTATAAAGAAGTTAGTCGGCAAACCCCTAACTTCTCCAAGGGGAAAATAATGACCCCTAAAGCGGTAGTCCTGCACCATACCTCGGGAAGTTATGCCGGATCGGTGGACTGGTGCATGAGGCCGGAAAGCATGGTGAGCTACCATTGTATCATTAAACGAGACGGAGAGCGCACAATCTTGGCGGGCGACAATCAGAGAGCATGGCATGCAGGGAAGAGCTTCTGGAGAGGCAGGCCCGATCTGAATAGCTGGAGCCTCGGACTAGCTTTCGAGGGAGATACATACAAAGAGCCACTTTCCAAAGAGATGATCGAGTCGGCGATTGAGTATCTCGTCCCGCGCATGAAGAAGTTATCGTTGACGATAAAAGATGTCACCGATCACAGGACAGTAAGCCCAAACCGCAAGAATGACTTGAAACCGTCAGAATATGACAGATTCATGCAAGAACTCAAAAAACACCTATGAGCAAATGGAACTTCAAAGAAGTCAGCCGCAATGTCCATGTCTTCGATGTGGAGATGGGCAAGGTCGGGGATGAACAATGGTTCCTCCTCCAATCAGACGTGCACTGGGATAACCCTCATTGCGACCGCAAGAAGCTCAAGAAGCACCTTGATCTGGCAATGGAGAAGAATGCACCCGTGCTAGACTTCGGCGACTTCTTCTGCGCCATGCAGGGAAAGTATGACAAACGGAGTCATAAGAATGATATCAGGCCGGAACACCAGAACGGGAACTATTTGGATAGTTTGGTGAACACGGCGGCTGAATACCTTAAACCTTACGCTAAAATCCTCACCGTGAGAGGCAACGGCAATCACGAATCGGCGATCAACAAAAATCACGAAAGCGACTTAAATGAGAGGCTTGCAGAAAGAATCAGATCAACCGGAGGCATCGCCCGCAGAGGAGGATACTCTGGCTACGTGCGAATCCAAGTGTCAGATAAAAACCGCCAGCACGGATCAATCGTCCTCTGGTATTTTCACGGCAGTGGTGGAGGAGGTCCGGTCACAAGGGGCGTGATCCAAACGAACAGGCAGGCAGTCTATGTCTCGGACGCCGACATTGTGGTATCAGGCCATGTCCACGAAAGCTGGCAAGTAGCCATCGAGAGGATCAAGCTCAACCACAAGAACAAAGTCGAGATTAAACGGCAAGCCCATGTGAAGATCGCGGGCTACAAGGAAGAATATGGAGATGGGTATGGGGGATGGCACATTGAGACAGGGAAACCACCGAAGCCCACAGGGGCATGGTGGCTGCGGGTCTACATGCCGACCGCCGAATCGGGAGCGAAGCCCGCGCCGGAATATGAACTTTTTGAGGCAAGATAAAACTTGCGCTAGACAAATGAACAACTATCGTTGACGATAAAACAATGAGTTGCCATACCAACAATTGCTACCCAAGCGGGTTGCCCCAAGCAAACAACGAGTGCTGCGCTGATGTCTCTGAAGCGGCACGCTTCGCATACGCCAATGCCCAGCAAGCTGCGGCGAGTGCTGCAAACGCTGCTGATACTTTGGCCGATGTTGTTCAGAAGTCGGGCGATACAATGGCTGGCCCACTTATCTTGAGCGGCGATCCGGTTGCTCTGTTGGGCGCGGCTACAAAGCAATATGTAGACAATGCGGTGGCTATTGGTCTGACCATTCCAGATGGTTCGATTACAACACCGAAGCTCGCCAACCTCGCAGTCCAAACAGCAAAGATTGATGACTTCGCTGTTACTACAAATAAGATCGCAAACAACGCGGTAGACGGAACCAAGATTCCCGATCTCACCCTAACCACCAACAAGATTGCGGACAACCAGATTACCTTTGCTAAACTTGGGACGGTTGAGAAAACAAGGGTGGCGCAAGCATGGGTGAATTTCGACGGAACACTCGCAAGCCCAATTGCACCAAGGGCGGCGTTCAATGTGTCTAGCGTAACAAAGAACGGGACGGGCGATTTTACGATTAACTTCGCAACAGCATTAACTGATGTAAATTATACTGTATCAGGAACAACCAATTCATCTGGACCAGCCAATGCATATGGTGGAGTTGTTATAAAAAGCACAAACTTTGCATCAAATCCAACTCTCAAATCAACAACTCAAGTAACAATATTAACGGCTGGCATTATAGGAGTCGCAAATGTAAATGACTGCAAGGATACCTATATTCAAGTTCTTGGAAACTAATTTTATGAGCTTCATTACATACCCACAGCAAAACGGACAAGTCGCAGTAGTAATCCCTGCTGGAGATGTATCTGCCGCAATCAAAGATGTTCCGCGTGGATATCCATATAAAATCGTAAGTTCGCTGAACATTGATAACGACTTCTTCAACGCCTACGAATTTGATTCTGAAACCGGAGCTAAACTGAATGCAGATAAAGCCAAAGCGATCTGGAAGAACAAATGGCGCGATGCCCGCAAGCCACTCCTTGAGGCTCTCGACATTGAATTTATGAAAGCGGTTGAGACTGGAGACACGCAGAAGCAAGCATTGATCGCCGCAGATAAACAAGCGTTGCGCGATGTCACAGATACAGAAATCCCGGGCACGACTGTGGAAGAGATCAAATCCGTCTGGCCTGAAATCCTAAACAAATAACGACTATGCCCTGCGAACCCTGCCCGCCTTGCGAACCTAATTTCCCGCTCTTCTGCGAGCCTCTTCCAACCACTAACGATGCACAGCGCATTGTGGTGGAAGACTCGGCATCCTGCCAGAAAACGCTTACCAAAACAAATACACCTGCTCTATTTTATCAAACACCCGCAGGCAACATCCAGTTCTCTGATGGCAGCACAAGCCAGCCAATCAAACTTCCCAATATGGCAGAGCATCAAGCGAGTGATGCCCCAAAGATTGTTGTGCTTCTTGCGGACGGAACGATGAAGGCGTGGGAGCCAACCAACTCGCTGGATAACTTCTTGGCGTATTGGGATGGAACAGCATGGAGGCTTGGACCTTTAGCTAGCTTATTCCCATCTGGAGATGGAGTGCTAATCAAGAACACGCTCGGTCAGCTTTCTTTTGTCAACGGCGTTGCTGGTGAGTCTTTGCAATATGTGGGAGCAAACATTGAGTTTGCAACACAATCTCTCTCGCCAATTCCGACTGGACTTATCCTCCCATACGCCGCTCCAGTTTCTGTCGCGCTTCCTAGTGGATACCTTGAGTGTGACGGATCAACGATCAACCAAGGTGTGTATGCGAATCTGTTTGCAACCATTGGAACAACCTACAACATTGGCGGAGAAGCGCCGACAGACTTTAGGCTTCCCGATCTTCGCGGATACTTCATTCGAGGATTTGGGACTAATAGCGACACAACAGCAAGCGCAGCACTTGGAGCAAAGCAGGCCGATGCATTCCAAGGGCATAGACACA